AATGAAATTATATCCTTAGTAGAGAGAACTTTATCTCTCTTTGCTTCCGCTTGGAAGCGTTTACCCGTAGATCAAGTATTGAACTACGAGCTAGGCCAACTTGAAAGGTTAGCAGTTCGCAACCTTCCAGGCCTAGATAGAGGAATCCGACAGAAAGCCAATTTGGCTCTGCGGTTCCTATCCAAAGAGTTGGAAACAGCTGTGATTATCACAGTTATTCCTGGCCAGTCCCCCAAATTGGAGTGTGCTGGCCGCTCTTTGTCCCCCCACGAGATAACTTCGTTGAAACATCGAGTGTTATACGTCGAGGGGGAGTCCTTGAAATGCAAGGACATGCTTGCGTCCGTCGACTCTAGGATCAAAGATCTCAAGAGTAGTATACAGCGGGCCCAAGCCCAACAACCCGGGGAGAATCGACCTCCGTCATTGACGACGGTCTCTCTTATCCAGGAGGCAGAAAATGCCATCCTAGAAGAAGAGGACCGGGCTTCAACTTTGTTGAAGCAGGCCGATTATCACCGGGAGTTGTTGGCGGTGTACGATCGATGTATTGCATCGGGTAAAGCACCGATTTTTTCCGAAGCCTTTCCTGCAGTGAAACTTTGTTTCAAGCAGGAGGGCGTCGAAGCTAAAGAGTATCAGCCTAGTGTTTCAATGAAATCATTAGGTGATCTCTTTAGGTTCGCGGATAGACAGAGAGTCCCCCTTCCTAGGATGCTGTTTACAGCACCAAAGGAGGCGGTCTCTGGAGGGAAACCTCAGCCGTTTAATGCGGCTACTATCCTCGAACTGAAACGCAAGGACAAAATGCCTTGCGATTCTGCTTTGGCTTGGCGCCAACTTTTAGTGAGTTGGAATAATGCCTTTACCGATGACATCGTTAAATATAAGGATGTCCGGAGCCAAAGCCTTTCCCCGCCTGCAGATATTGTGATGCATAGGGAAGAATCTGCTACTGAGGCTGCCTTGAGGAGGGAAAATGCCGAACTCAAGGTTCAGATCAAAAGCCTTCAAGCATCTATTGATGCTTTGACGGTTTCAGTAGCAGCTTTAACGGCACAAGGTGCGCGACACCAGGCGGAATCCCGCCAGTTGTCCCCTCCTAAATCTCAAATGAGACCTGGTGAGGGAGCACCTGTTGCCGTTGAGCCGATCAAGGCTCCTGTTGTGGTGGAGGAGGGCAAATCAGTGCCGGAACCCGTAAAGGGTAAGAGGGCTGAAGTGCCCCCCCCAAAACCCACAGCAGTCGATCCTAAGAAAGAGAAAACTCCTCTTAAGGTCGAAAACCGACCTAGGTCTGAAGGTATTCCTAAGGACCTTTTAAATCGTGCTCGGGTGGCTAATGGCCAACCCGTTATTAACGATTTGTCGGTTTTAACCAAGGAAGGAAGGGCAGAACTTATTAAAAGAGCTGCCCTTCCTGCTTGGATCATCCGGGGGCTCCGTGAGCACGGAGAAGGCTTCCTTACAGCCCTTTCTAAGAAAGAGGTTGATGGGAAGTCCTTTTCCGTGTGGTCACGTGATCACAAACCCTCGGGTGCTTCTGGTAGGGCGTTGGCCATCAAAGAATGGTCCGCCGTCAAGGGAAAGTATAAGGGGATACCCTTAGTACCCAACGGTAAAACCGCTAGGGAACGTCGATACTTTTCCGCATACCAGAAGTTACAGGCTAAGTTTAATAAGGCGGGCATCAATGATGTCTTGCCTAAATTAGCTAAGCCTGTCCGTAGACGGGATTCCCAGGCTAAGTCGCTGAATACAGTTTCTTCGCCTGTTGGTTCCCCCTTAGGCACCCCAAC